GCCCCAAGGGTGCGACCCGGATGGCCTATCAGGTGCTGAGCATGTCGGATGAAGATGCTTCGGCGCTGGCAGACGCCATCCGCAATGCTCATACCAAGCTCCACCGCTGCCGTATCTGCCAGAACTACACCGAAGCAGAAGTGTGCCCCATTTGCGCCAGCGCAAAGCGTGATACCTCTGTGATCTGTGTGGTGGAAACGCCCCGGGATGTGCAGGCTTTTGAGCGCACCCGGGAATATCACGGCCTGTATCATGTGCTGCACGGGTTGATCAGCCCCATGGACGGCATCGGTGCGGAGCAGCTTTCGGTCAAGGAATTGCTGGCTCGTCTGGGAGACGGCAAGGCGAAGGAGGTCATCATGGCAATGAACCCCACCGTAGAAGGTGAGGCCACCGCCATGTATCTGGCCAAGCTCATCAAGCCCCTTGGCATCAAGACCACCCGTCTGGCCTATGGCCTGCCGGTGGGTGCCAGCTTGGAATATACCGATGAAACTCCTCTGTATCGGGCACTTTCCGGTCGCGGAGAGTTGTAATTTTGGAAGAATTTACAGTTCCTTCAAAAACAGCTCTTGAAAAAACGTAAAAAAATGGTATACTGATACAACGAACCGAAACGGAGAAAGGAGGCGCGCAGAATGGCACCCACAAAAGAGCGTCCGGCAACCAAAACCATTGCAACCAACCGTGAAGCGCGCCATGAATACTTCGTTCTGGAAGCGCTGGAAACGGGCGTTGAGCTGAAGGGCACCGAGGTCAAAAGCCTGCGTGCCGGAGGCGTCAACCTCAAAGACAGCTGGGTCGATATTGAAGATGGTGAGCTGCTGGTAAAGGGAATGCATATCAGCCCCTATGACCATGGCAATATGTTCAATCAGGATCCGATGCGCGTCCGGCGGCTGCTTGCGCACAAGAATGAGATACGGCGGCTGCACCAGCAGTGCAAGCTGCAGGGCTATACGCTTGTGCCGCTTTCGCTTTACTTCAAACACGGCCGCGTAAAGATGGAAGTAGGGCTTTGCAAAGGCAAAAAGCTCTACGATAAGCGTGCCGACGCCGCTCAGCGCGACGCCAAGCGTTCCATTGACCGGGCTGTGAAATCCAACGGCAAATACTATTGATCGTTTCAGATCTTTTCCTGAAACGGAACTTTCCAAGCTTTCTTGCACATCGCAAGATGTGCTTTTATGGGGGCGTAAAGGTTTCGACGGGGAGAGCGAGGTCTGGGCAGCGGGTAGCAGTGGGGGAACTGCTCTATAACTCCTCCAAAAAAATTAACTGACAATACTAATTCTCAGTTGCTCGCAGCCTGAGTGCTGCGCGTTCCGCCCACTCTTGTGTCGTGTGGGGCCGGGGCGTCCTTTAGACACAGCACCTGAACGGACTTAAGCTTTGCGGACCGGCAGGAACTCATGAAGCTACCAATGCATTAGCCTGACGATCGGCGTGATGCGGAGGGAATGTTGTAGATCGCCTGCACCCGGAGACACCTGCACTGAACTCTTTTCGGACATGGGTTCGACTCCCATCGCCTCCACCACTAAAAAGGATGTTGATTCGTTGAAAATCAGCGTCCTTTTCTTTTTGCAAACCCACTTTGCAACCCGCTTTTCTTGCGAAACGATATAGACAAAACGCCCCTGCATCAAAGTTTTAATCTGTGCGGGGGCGTTTTATATATGGAGAAATGTGTTTACATCCTCACCAGCGCATTATAGAGCATTTCCAGAAACTGCACTGCGCTGGGATAACCGGTCAGCGGGTACCCCGCCAGTTTTTGTACATACTCCGGGTTTGTGAGCCATGCACCTTTGGCCGCTCGGCGGATAGCACTCTGGATGGCCTTCGGTTCGCATCCTTTGCGCTCAGCAATAGGTATATAGATGTCCTTTTCTACGGCTTGCAGTCGGTCTTCCTGCTCACAGATAAGTTCCAGACACTGCTGCAGAATGCTGTAGGCGCTCAGATTGCGGGTAATGCCCATCGGGCGCAGCAGGTCGTTGATCTGGGTGGACAGTTCGGAAACGATCATAGTTGACACATCCTTTCTTTGCGTCAACTTTAATCGAAAAGATTCCAAAATGCTCCAAATGCGTCTATACACGTCGCAAAGTGTCGAAATATGCCGCAAAAATCAAAAACAGCCCCGAGGAACCGCGTAAATGGAACCCCGGGGCTGCTGTTATGTATAAAATTTACTGCTTCCCGACAACATCCTTTGCCCGGTCAAAGCAGAACTGGATCACCCTGCCGATGGTTTCATCGGTGATGGCCCAGCTGAAAAGCCTGCCGAACTTGCTTGCGTCCAGCGCAGAGCGCAGCTTTGCGGCGACCCATGCCTTGCGCTCCTGTCCGCGCTTGGTGCCCTGGATCTCGTGCTCGGCACGCTCGATCAGGTCAAGCGTCAGGGCACGGACGGATGCACCATAGCCCAGCCGGATAGCACCGGTGACGTAAAAGACAAGGCCGCCCAGCATCAGGATGAGAGCCAGCCAGCCGGGCATGATGTTCAGAAGATTGGTCAGTGCTTCCATGGTTTATGCTCCTTCCTTAATCACGGATGGGCAGAGCCTTGGCACGGTTGTACAGTTCCGTACCCGTGCCGTTGCCGCCCAGCGCGTGGTAGCTTTTGTAAAGGTATTCGAGGTTCTTCAGACCCGCCGTGTCAATGCTGCCATGCTTGATGTAGTAGGTGCAGGACTGATACAGCCGGTCGTGCATGATGGCAAGCAGACCCTCTTTCACGGCTTTGCGTTCATCCTCCTGTGCCTTGATGCGCTTCGACAGGCTTCGATAAGCAGCAGCCAGAACGCCTGTGATGCCGGTAAAGATGAGTTCACCGATGTGCTTCCAGATAAATTCCCACATGGGCATCACGCTCCTTTCACCGCACCTAGCCCCGCACGCTTGATGATGCTGGCATAGTCCTTATATGCGTGGCTCAGGTCAACATTGGTGGTCACGCCCGGCACGCGGGCGGTGCTGGTGTACTGCCACATGCCGAACGGCCAGCCGGGCGAGGGCTTTGTGCTGCGGTAGGCAGCCAGCCATACATCGTAAGGCTTGAGGGCCGCGCCGCCCATGTACAGGAAGGTGTTGCCGAAATACAGGCCGGTGTACAGCATGGCGTAAACGCCCCAGCTCTGCACCGTGCCCAGGCAGTGGGCCGTCAGGTCAGTCAGTGCCGACTTGCCGACGCCCTGCTGCACCTTGTCCTCAATGTCCACCACCACGGGCAGCTCGAAGGTTCTGCCAGCGAGCAGCTTATTGAAATAGGCCAGCTCTTTATCGGCCTGCGTCTTGTTAACAGCCTTGAAATACCCGTACACGCCGCAGGGAATGCCCAGACGCTTGCACTCAGCGTAGTTCCGGGCAAACTGCGGGTCGGTATAGGGTGCGCTGGGTTTGCCCGCAGCGCTGTTGCCCATGGCACGAATCATCACGCCGTCGATCTTGCCGGATGCCTTGACTTTGTCCCAGTCGATCGTACCCTGATGGCGGGAAACGTCCATGATGGTCTTTTCCATGGCTTTACTCCTCCTGCACGATCTCTTCAAACCCGCTCTTCACGAGAATGTCCTTTACCTTGCTCTTCAGCAGGCGCGGGCAGCGGGCATACAGTGCCTTCGCGTCCTCAGTAGTTTCACAGCTCATGATCTCCTGTGCCCATAACATTGCCATCATAAATACCAGCCTTTCTGTTTTTCTGTAAAGTGTTTTAAGCATACACAGTCTCGCTCATTTCCAGCAGGCACTGTTTCAGCATTTCGTTTTGCTCTTCCAGCGATTTCATCCGTTCGTCCATCGTCGGTTCCGGGTCGGGCTCTTCTTCAGGCTCCGGCACCGTTCCGCCTTCTGCCACCGTATAACATTCACCATTGTCAGTAATCTCCCACAGCATATCTCCAACGGCACAGGCAGCATTGTGGGCATTCACAGACTGTGCCATAGCGGCGTATGCGTCGCACTGTTCCTGCGTCACCACCGGTTTTGCAACGGTATATCCGAGTGTAATATCCATTTGCTTCTCTCCTTACTTCCATCGGCCGATCACGATGAGTCTGATCCCACCACCGCTTGATACTAGAGACAGCCCCGTTGTAGTGCAGCTACTGACATACCGGCTATCCACTTTGCTATCCGACATACTACCGTTGGGCAGAGTGTATGTACCTGTGCTCATATAGCCAAAAGCGTAGTTTGTGTCTATAAACGCAGCCGGAAAGGAAAATTTAGTAGAGCCAGAAGCAATTTTACCCCAGCAAATCTGCGTACCGTCCGTAAACCGCACATAGTTCGTACCGCTGGCGGCAATGCTTCCCGAACCATCAAGGCTGTCCAGTTTCGCCTTATCCGCCGCGCTCAGCA